GGCTACTAGGGCACAGAAGGCAAGCAGAGGTTCATTGAACTTAGATGAAGCATTTGCTGAACAATGGTCAGAAACTTACGGATAGGAAACCAATGGCATTATCAATGGACCAGATTGCAGCACGAGTTGAATCTCTGCGCTATCGTAATCACGAACGTGATGCTCGTAACCTTGACGTTCTCGCAGTACGTAAGGGAAAGATTGCTGAAGTCTATCCAAACTTTTTCCCAGATGGCGTTGATGCCAACGTAGTAGCAAACTTTATTGACATTGTTGCCCGTGACTTATCTGAAGTTATGGCTCCACTGCCAGCAGTAAACTGCTCTGCAGCCAATGCCGTCAATGACCGTGCACGCTCTTTCGCTGATAAGCGCACACGTATTGCTTCAAACTACTTCCAGCACTCAGACCTAGCAGTACAGATGTACTCAGGTGCAGACTGGTACATAACATATGGTTTCGTCCCTTTCATTATTGAATTAGACGAAGAAACAAAAATGCCGCGTATCCGCATAGAAAATCCGATTGGGGCTTACCCAGAGTTTGACCGCTATGGACGCTGTGTGGCATTTGCTAAAAGATATATGATGACCCTTGGTGAATTGGTTTCACAATTTCCTGAGTATGAGCGAGAACTGTTTGGTGCCCAAGGCTTCAAGCAGGACTTGAACGCTCAGATTGAATTGATTCGCTATTACGACAAAGACCAGTCAATCATTTATTTGCCAACAAAAGACAACCTAGTTTTATCTATCGCCAAGAATCCTCTTGGTAAGATGATGGTGGTTGTTGCACGTAAGCCATCTATTGATGGTGAACTACGTGGACAGTTTGACGATGTACTAGGAATCCAACTTCTTCGCAACCGCTTTGCGTTGCTAGCAATGGAAGCAGCAGAGAAATCTGTACAGGCTCCTATTGTTCTTCCACAAGATGTTCAGGAACTCCAACTTGGTGGAGATGCGGTTATCCGTACAGCCAACCCAGCAGGTGTTCGCCGTGTAGAACTTTCTCTACCACAGGGTGCATTCCAAGAACAGTCACAACTTAATCAAGAACTTCGTGTAGGCACACGTTATCCTGAAGGACGTACAGGAAACATTGATGCCTCTATCGTCACTGGACAAGGCGTACAGGCTCTTATGGGAGCCTTTGATACACAGGTTAAGTCTGCACAAGCAATCTTTGCAGCAGCACTTCGTGATGTTATTAGCATCTGTTTTGAAGTTGACGAAACAATTTATCCAGAAGAAAAGACAATTCGTGGAGTAGATTCAGGTTCACCTTATGAAATTACATACAAGCCTACTAAAGACATCAAGGGCGACTATTCTGCTGATGTTCGTTACGGTATGTTGGCTGGTCTTAACCCAGCCCAAGGTCTTATCTTTATGCTACAAGCACTTGGCGGAGGATTAATCTCCAAGGATATGGCAATGCGTGAACTACCATTCACAGTAAATGTCACACAAGAACTTGAAAAGATTGAAATTGAAAATATGCGCCAAGCATTACTTGGTGGAATTACAGCAATGGCTCAGGCTATTCCTGCGATGGCGACACAGGGACAAGACCCATCAGATATGGTTAACAAGATTGCTGCGGTAATCAAGGCTCGTCAAAAGGGTGTCTCACTAGAAGATGCTATTGAAACGACCTTTGCACCACAGCAGCAAGTTCCTCCTGCTGGGGATGCAACTATGGTTGAGCAACCGTCCCCTGCTCCCACCGCTTCTCCAGCAGGAGGCGCTCTTCCTACAGAGGGCGGCGCACCAATAGAGGCACCACAAGCAGCACCAGATATTCAAACAATTCTTTCAAGCCTTACCGCATCAGGTAAAGCAGGAGGACGAGTAGTCACAAGAGGCTAAGTAAGAAGGGGACAATGACAACAATTATAGGGCTTGAGTATAAAGACAGCGCAGTAATTGTTGCTGATAGCCAGACTACAGATGATAGTGGAAGAATCTACTCTCATCCAGATGTAAAAAAGATTGCCGAACGTGGTTCATTTCTAGTTGCTGGCTCAGGTGAGGTACTACCTTGCGATATAGCCCAACACATATGGGAGCCACCAGCACCAACTAGGTCTGATAATAAAGACTTGTATCACTTTATGATTGCAAAGGCTATGCCATCTCTACGCAAATGCTTATCAGAGAATGGTTATAACTTTGATGAAGACAATAAAGAAATGCGTTTTCAGTTTATCATTGCAGTCGGTGGAGAAATATTTGATGTAGACCAAGAGTGTTCAGTATCTAAAACTGACACAGGAGTTTACGCAGCAGGTTCAGGTGCAGCATATGCACTTGGTGCATTACACGCTGGAGCAGATGCTTACGAAGCAATGGAGATTGCAAGTAAACTTACAGCCTATACAGCAAAACCTTATTATTCAAAAACACAACCTAAACATATTAAGTAGGAGGAACAATGGCTGAGAATCGTGGGGGCTTCCGCCCGACAGCACCACAGAATAATCCAGCAAATGTTTCTGCAACAGGTGGAGCAGGACAATCTGGTACACAACCTGCACGCTATATTTCAGGAATGCCATACGGTCAAGGTCAAGAAATGATGACTCAGCAAATGAGTGCACCTATGGCTGGACCAAACCAAGCAGAGGCTCCTAGCCCACTTGGTGCATCACTTCCGATGCTTACACCTTTGACCGCTCCAACAGAGCGCCCAGATGAACCATTGACTGCTGGTATGGATTTTGGTGCAGGACCAGGAAGTGAAGCACTTAACCTTCCTAGAGACCGTTCCCTTTCAGAAATTCTTTCTTCAATGATTGATATTGACCCAACTGGAGATGTACAAGAACTATACGATTTCGTATTATCCAGAGGTCTTTAATGGCTGAGAAGACAAAACCATTAACTGATGTAGCAACCAACCTGTCACCAGGTGTCGCAACTGCTGCAGCACAGGCTAAATTAACTAAATCAGAGCAGCAACAACTTGCCGCTTTTGGTGAACTTAAAAAGACTCACCAGTATTTGTTAACGCTTCCACAAAATGATGCGTACAAAAACTTTAAGTCACTTACACCTGACTATCAATCAGCACTTACAACTTACTTTAGCCCAAAGTACAGAACTGAAGATAAGGGTTTTCTTGGTAATATTCTAAGAAGTCTAAAGTCTTCAGCAGATTACGCTGGACAAACATTTAAAGAACTTGGTATGCAGATTGCAGGTTTACCAATAACTCCAACTACATCTGCTAACCCAGCGGAAGCAATTTTAACTCTTGCCACAGGAGCACCTGTTGCTGTTAACGAAGAAACTGGAGTTGCCCAAGGCGCTGGTAGAGTACTTAGCGCTCTAGTTCGTCCGCAAGAAAAACTTGTTAAACAACCTTACACAGCCCTACGTTTGGCTAGCGAAGAAGGGCTTAGCGCCTCTGAACAATTAGGTGTCCTTAAGCAGTCTTTTGCTACTGGTGCAACAGAACTTTTGCCTGGCGGACAAGATGCAACTATCAAAGATATAACAGCATCTGATACTTGGATGAAATTCTGGAAGCAAGCATCTGACAAGGAAAATGTTTTTGATGCTAGCGAAGTTGCAAGAATTGAAAAAGGATTAACTCCAGATGTTGCCTATGTTGGCAAACTTCTTGCTGCACGGAAAAACTTTATTGACGAGTATGAGGATATTCTAAAAAATCCTGCTGCTCTAAGCCTAATTAATCGCTATACGGCTGGCGAAAAAGATGCAATGGAACAAGTTGCAAAGGCAGTAGTTCTATACGAACAGTCTAAAATAAGCCCAGGACGTGACGTTGCTCGCGCACTTGCTTCGGCATTCCCATTTGAAGCAGAGCGTGCCAAAAACGGTAGCCCTATTGATAAGAAGTTTTTCAATACTGTCTCTGGAATAGTTGACTTTGGTGTTACATTTGGGCTTGACCCACTAATTTTAACTGGCAAAGCAAAGGCAGCATCTAATGTTGCACGATTTGGCTTGATTAAGTTAGGTGCAAATCCAACTAATTTAGAGAAGGCTTGGCAGAATCAAGCAGTCCGTCGTTACTGGGATACTCTAGGTAAACTATTTGTTGCCTACGAAAAAGGCGATATTGCTACAAAGGGACAAGTTCTTACACGAATTGAGACTCGCTTTCCTGAAATCAATTTAGATGTAGCAAGATATATGGCTCCTAATATTAAGGATGCAGATACCGCTTTGGAATTTTTCAGAAGCGGAGATATTATTGATGACATCAGTAAGGGTAATGCGGGACTACGCAGAGACCCACTTGTTCCAAGATATACACAGGCTCGCCGACTAAAAGATTTAGTTCGTGATGCAGGATTAGCAACTATAGGAAAGTTTGGCAAGTTAGAATCTATTGCATTGCCAGGAAATGTTGACGAGATTGCTCGTCTTGCAAATGAGAACCCAGTAGTTTGGGCAGAAAACATTGGATTCAAAGAAGCGGGTAGCACACGCTTTGCTGGTTCTGGAAAAACTATTGATGGTATCAAAACCACAGGACGATTTGTTTCTAAAGACTCTTCAACTGCAGCAAAGATTGACCGTGCTATGCGCCAGTTTTCTATTGCTCCATCACAAGAGCGTATGATTTCTCTTAGTGACGCATCAAGTGCTACACAGGTTTATAGACTTATGCGTACTGTTGTAGACAGAGGAACAGCATCTACATTTCGTGCTGCTTGGATTGCAGCAAATGAAGGTCAACGCCTTCTTATGTACAGAGGGCTTGTAAAGACTCTTGCATACGGTATGGGACTTGACCACTCTACAGCAGGTCGTGCATTTATTTCAAGAATTGATGAAACATCACAAGAACTTTACTCAGTAAACCAGAGCGCACTTGACCTAGGCGAGTTTTCAAGAATACTTGGAACTGCTAAGCCAACAAATCTTCCAGTTCCAGAGGGAGTTCGTAAACTCGTAGCAGAGGCAACCGATAAGGTTAGCAAAGATAAGAAGGCTCGTGGCATTCTTGCATCAAGTGGTGCCGAAATGCAGAACCTTACACAACAGGTTGCAGAACTTAAGGCTCTTAAAAAAGAACTTATTGCTAAGTCTCCAGTATCACCAGAAGAAGCAGATGCCATTAAAGACATTGTTTCTGACATTGACAACTCTTTAAAGATTCTTGGTGGAACACTAGGAAAAATGAAGGTTGCTCGCAAAGATGTAAAGTCAATGCTTGATGACCTTGAGCCGTTGGATACAGATGTATTCAATGCTGCTGAATTAGATGGCGTACAACGAGGCGTCCGTGCATACCAGGCAAATCAAAATCGTTATATGCCCAACTTGGTTGAACTACGCCAATTTGAACTTCGTGGAAATGTATTTTCCGCTGTAACTGGCAAGGTGGGCGAGTCTGTAACAAACCAGAAAGTTACAGATATTTGGTCATACCTAAACCTTTACCCACGTCTTGGTGTTCGTACAACTGTTGAAGAAATTGGCACTAACATTCTTATGAATGGAATCCAAGGGGTTTCAAGTTATTTCAAAGGCTTTGCAATGTCTCAAGAGATACGCAAAGCATCTGCACCATCTACCAAGATTAGTGCTTTTAGAAAAATTGAAAAAGAAGTAAGTCCACTTGGAGTTCTTTCTCGTACTCTTTATAAGATTACTCGCAAGAATTACAGCAAAGAACAAATCATTGCTATGTCAAATAATCCAGAAGAACTTGGACAGGCAATTAGCAAGTCACTTGCTAAGGATAGATTTAAGCCAGAGTTCTTAAAAACTGCCAAGGGTCAGAAGGTTGCCTCTTATGCGGACGACTGGGTTGTCAATGGTGGCGATACTGTTATGCAGGAAATTAATGGAGCCGTCCGTAATGCAGAGTTTAAGGAAGATGTAGCACAGTCAACTACTAACTACTTACGCCAGTATGGTCCATCAGTAGCACTGAATGTTGACATTACAAATGCTCTAAAGGATGTAAAGTTTAATTCAGTTTTTTCAAAGATTGAATACAATCGTTCAGACTTCCTGTTGTCTTGGCATCTAGATTTACATAATACTATTGGGAAAAGAAACATTTTTGGTCAAATCGTATTTAGCAATATAAACAAAAAAGAAGAAGATGTAATTGAAACTCTAGCCCAGTACCTTGATGGTAAGGGTAATGAGTTGGCAAAACGCTTTGCTATATACAATGCCAAGGGTTCCTATGATTTTGCCCGTCGCATCTACGCTGATGCAACAAGCACTTTGCGTGATTACTCAGGACGTCTTAACAAGAACCTGATTGAAGAAATTAAGGCATCTGGTGGAATAGAGAATTTTGATTTCAAGCAACTTCACAAATATAATCAAGATTTTCAAATGCCTAAGGCAGTTCTTGGACGCGAACTTATCCCTCTTCAAGCAGGAGATGCTGTTGGATTCTTTGACCGTGTGATGAAAAATGGTTACGCTTGGGTAGGTAAGCAAATTTCAATCCTAGACAGAGAGCCACTTACTTATGGTAATTACATTACCTATCGTGGTAAGTTAGACAAGTACGAGTCAAATATTAAAAATAGTCTAGTTGACGCTGGTATTGATTTAGAAACAGCGGACAAACTTGCTCGCAAACAGGCACACGAAGTAGGAATTGGATTTGCTCGTCAGAGAACATTGGGATATGTAGATAACTCTGATGTTCGCACCAACCTTGCGTTTAATATACGTAACTTTGGTCGTTACTACAGAGCGACTGAGGATTTCTACCGTCGTGCTATGCGTATCAGCAAGTACGAAAAGCAAGCAATTGTAAGACTTGCTATTACTAATCAGACATTTGAACACTCTGGTTTTATCCACGAAGATGCTAATGGTGAACTTTATTTCACCTACCCAGGTGACGGTTTACTTGACTATGCACTGGGCGAAGTATTGTTTCCTGCATTGGGAATCTCAGGATACCAACCTATGGCTGTAAACTTTGGTGGAAAAGTGAAGATGCTTACACCATCACTTGACCCAGAGTCTGCAGCACCACGTCTTGGTGGACCATTTGTTGGACTATCACTGGCTGTTCTGCAAAATATTCCTGGTCTGGGTAATTGGATTAGAGACGTAGAGCCTGTTGTTACAGGTGGTTCTGCAAGTCAAGACTGGTGGAGAAAGATTACTCCAATCAACCTACAACGTGTAATTGATTTGGGTTACGGTAGTAACCAGAGTTTTATGACTGAGCAAAAGGCATCAGCCGCAGTACAATCTATGCGTCTATTAATCTCTACTGGCAATGGTCCAAAGACTGGCGCTGACATTAATCCTTTCTTAACGAACTCAGTAATTCAGGCTGGCAACATTATGTTGTTCCGCTTTGGACTTGGACTAGGTGCTCCTGCATCAGTTCAAACTTTTGCTACAAAAGATGTTCCTAAAGAATTAATTAATGCTGGTTACTTTACTTGGGATTCAGAGTTTGCAAAGATTCTTAAGCGTTATGCAAATGAAGAGCAAGCATTTGAAAAGGCTTATGTTCAATTTGCTACATTGTACCCAAGTAAGACGGTTTACGCTGTTGCTAAAACAACCGCTGGAACAGAAGCATCTTTCCAGAAGTCATATGAGGCTGCAAGATTTGTAAAGAATAATCAAGACCTAGTTAAAAACAACAAACAGGCTGCTGCATTCTTTATACCAATTAGTGGAACCAATGATTTAGAATCTTATTCATACCTTAAGTCGCAGGGATTTGTAAAAAACAAAGACCTTGAAGCATTCTTGCGCGAGGCTGCGACTGCTTCTGCTCGTCAACAATATAATGCCCGTAAGGATTTATATGACGCAGCAATTCTTGAGTCTCCAGACCCTGGCAAGCGCCAGTATCTGCGTGACCAGTTTGCATTAGAGGCTAAATTCTTTAAGCAGTCATATCCATTGCTGGCTGCTCAACTAGAACCTAGCAGTGCCTATATTGCTTTAAAGAATGAAGCATTAGATGACTTGCGTAATGTTATTTACAGCGGCAAGGCTCCAAATAAGAAACTTGCTGAAGTCTTTGGTGCAATGATTCTTCAATACGACGAGGGTGTCAAGCAACTCTCTGGTGTAACTGGCAAGACGGATTACGACGTCGGTTATAGAAAGGCTATTAGAAACGACCTAAAGGACGTTCTAAGGCAAATTGCTGGAGATAATCCAAATGCTAAGTCCTTGTACTGGAACATATTTGAAACTTTGATTGGAGAATAAGTGGCAAAACCAATAGATAATGACGGAGATAAATTCTTCGTTGGAGAAGGTGTTCCAGCAGAACTTGTTGACCCTGATGATAATGACGCAAATGTAAAGCCATCAGCACAAAAGCCTTTAGGTTCAGGATATGTACCCACTCAAACCTTTAGACAGTCAATCTCTGTAACAACAAAGGCTGAAGCCACTGCAGATATGAACGCTGCCTTTATGGAGCAGTTCGGAACAAATGCACCTAAAGAAGTTATTACTGCTTACTACAATGAGTTGCGTGCCCTTCAATCCACACGAGTAAGTGGTGGTGAGAGCGCAGACAAGAAGACATCTATCAATATCCAGGGTGTCTCTGGCTCTGAAATGAAGGCACTTCAGAATAAGTACCTGACTGACAATGCAAATAAGTTAATCCAAGCGTCTCAGGCTGGGGATGTCAAGGCTACTGCTGCCCTACAGAGGGGTAATTTTGGCATTACATACACTTCATTGAGAAATGCTTACGCAGAAAATGGATTGCCAATAAATCCCAAGGCATTGGGTAAACTAACTGTTGAGTCTGCTGTCAATCCTGCACTACTTAAGTCAAATCTAAACTTGATTAATATGCAAGCCAAGACATACTTTCCAGCATTGGCAGATAAGATTGATAATGGGTACACAGTTAAGCAGTTACTTACACCTTACATCAATACACGGGCTAATATCTTGGAAGAGGACCCTGATTCAATAGATATATCTACTTTGAAGTCAGTAGCATCTGACCCAAAGAACCTAATGAATCTATATGATTATGAAATCTCTCTACGTAAAGACCCTAAGTGGCGTTTTACCAAGAACGCTCAAGACTCTCTAAGCAATGTTGCTCGCGATATTGCAAAGACATTTGGATTGGTTGGATAATGGCTGTTATTAAAAACGGTACTGCTACAGTACAAAAGGGTGACACACTTAGTGCCATTGCTGCCAAGGCTGGAACCACCGTATCTGCTATTGCCAAAGCAAATAACATTACTAATGTAAACCTTATTAGACCAGGACAGGTCTTTACTCTTCCTGGTAAAAAGACTACTGGTGGAACTGGTTCAACTGGGACTGCAGCAGCACCTGCTGCTACTGGTATGACTGCAGAAGAATTAGAAGCAACACTTGATGCTAGAGCAGCCAGAGATAAGGCAGCAGCCGATGCTGTAAATGCTGCAAATGAGAAGAAGCGTCAAGTTGATTCTATTGCTGCTATCTCAGCCTTGCTTTCATCCTATGGAATTGGTGACCTAAGTACAGCAATTACAGATGCTGTTATCAAAGGGTACTCATCAGATACTATCCAATTAATAATGCAAGACCCAAAGGGTACAGACCCATTAGCGGTTGCATTCCAAACAAGATTCCCAGCAAACAAAGCACGTCTTGCTGCAGGTAAATCAGTACTAAGCCCAGCAGAATACCTTGCTGCAGAGCGTTCTTACTCACAGGTATTACAGTCATATGGTGTTGCTAGCCTTGCAACCAGAGATAAAATGAATGCTTTCATTACTAATGACATATCTGCTGCTGAGGTTTCAGACAGAGTAGGTCTTGCTATTACTCGTGTAAAGAATGCTGATGCTGATACTAAAGCAGCACTTGCTCTTTACTACCCAATGCTTAACCAGTCAGATATTGTTGGTGCAGTTCTTGACCCAGCAGAAGGATTACCAGCCCTACAGCGCAAGGTTCAGATGGCTGAAATTGGTGGAGCAGCGTTAGCACAGGGTCTAAAGACTGTAGATGCTGCAGGTAAATTAACTGGTATTGATATTAAAATGGGACAAGAAGCACTTGCAAGTCTTGGTGTTACCAAAGAACAAGCACGTGCAGGTTTCCAACAGGTGGCAGAAGTTACACCACGTGCAGAGTTCCTATCAAGTATTTCAACTGGAGAAGATTACAACCAACTCCAGGCTGAGCAAGAAGCATTCCAAGGACTGGCTTCTGCAAAGCGTGCTCGTGTAGCACTAACAGAACAAGAGAAAGCACGCTTTGGTGGTTCTTCTGGAACTTCAAAGACAAGCCTAGGTCAGACATCAAGAGGCGCTTTCTAAACAAATAGAATCCTGAACGGACCGACCAGCCCCGTCAGAGTAACAGACTGGTAGTAAGAGCCAGACCATTTCCCCGAATGAATCTGAGGCTTGCGAACTAACTAATAGAGAAGGGTGGATGGTTGCTATGAGCAACAACTACTGGGACGAAGACGAAGACGACCTAGATACTGATGTATCTGAAACACAGATGGATGGCAGTGACCTCTTAAAGAAGTTACGAAAAGCCAAACGTAATGATGAGAAACGTATCAAAGAACTCACTGAGCAACTTGAGGGTTTAACCAAGTCGCAGCGTGAGCGTACAGTCAAGGAAGTCCTAGACAAGAAAGGTGTAAATCCTAAGGCACAACGCTTAATCTTGAAAGACTTAGACGAAGTTACTGAAGAGTCAGTGAATAACTGGCTTGAAGATAATGGAGACTTATTCGGATTAACTGTGAATAAGGACGCACCTGCAGTAAGTGATATAGACCGTGCAGCATTGCGCCAGCAAGACTCTATCACGCAAGGTGCAATAACACCTGACCGAGCAGAGAACCTAGAACAGAGACTCAACAGTGCAGATTCTGCAGAAGAGATTCTTTCTATCCTTCGCTCACAATAATCAATCATAGTTTCTAACTACTAAAAAGGAAATAACCTAATGGCATATGTATCAACAGCATCCGATTCACTCGGAGGTACCGCTGGTGGTGCTGGTCTAGTACAAAAGGCTTATGACCGTCTCTTGGAGTTCGCACTCCGCTCAGAGCCACTCATTCGTTCAGTTGCTGACAAGCGCCCTACAAACCAATCAATCCCAGGTTCAACAGTTGTTCTACAACGCTACGTTGACTTGGCTGCTGCAACAACAGCACTAACAGAAACAACAGACCCAGATGCAGTAGCAATGTCTACACCAACATCTGTGACAATCACTCTTGCAGAGTACGGTAACTCAGTTCTCGTAACTCGCGCACTTGAGTTGTTCTCACTTGCAGATGTAGACCCAGCAATTGCAAACATTATCGCATTCAACCTTGCAGATTCAATTGACGCTGTAGCAATGACAACATTGCGTGGCGGTTCAAACGTAATCTACTCAGGTTCAACTGCAACATCTACAGCAACAGTTACTGCTGCTGCAACAATTTCATCTGCAAACATCCGTCGCGCAGTTGCAAAACTTCGTGCGAACAAGGCATCAGCACGCAAGGGTTCACTATACTGGGCTGGAATCCACCCAGAAGTTTCACACGACCTACGCGCTGAGACAGGTTCAGCAGGATGGCTACTTCCAAACCAGTACGGTTCAGCACAGGACCGCATCTGGGCAGGAGAAATCGGAACATACGAAGGTGCATACTTCGTAGAGTCTCCACGTCTTTACTCTGCAACAGACGGTGCTTCATCTGCAAAGGTGTATCGCACAATTCTTGCAGGACAGCAAGCATTGGCTGAGGCAGTTGCCGAAGAGCCACACGTAGTTATCGGACCAGTAGTTGACAAGTTAATGCGTCACCGCCCAATGGGTTGGTACGGCGTACTAGGCTTTGCTCGCTACCGCGAAGAAGCACTGTTCCGCATTGAATCAGGTTCATCAATCGCTTAATTGATTGACGCTGGTACAGGGGTAGAAATATCCCTGTACTGGAGTAAGTTCATTAAGGAGAACTATGGCAAACTATACATTCACTACACCCTATGTACTTGAAGGTCCATCTGGGGCACACAGGTTATTTTACTTTGCCAAGTTACGCAAAGGAATAACTATTGTAAAATCTGGAGGCGTGTACTCACAGATTCGCTACCCAGTAGAAGAAGACTTATCTGAATATGATGAGGTTTATCGCGGTGGTTATCAACACACTGTAGATGATGCAACAAAAGCAGCACTTATTGCTGGTGGAGTTGAAGTAACGGAAGCAAATTTCGTAGAACAGTAGGGGACGTATGAATCTACACAAGAGACAGAAGCATCCTGAGTATGTAGAGGGTTGTTTCGGTTGCAAGATAGGTACTCTTGAAATGGGAACTGGCGATGCTTCAAGAGATATATCAGATAAGAAGTGGACCTCTGAGTTAAACGAATACAAGAAGGCT